GGAACCAATTGTAGAATTTCACGGGTAAATTCCTCTTGTTTACCTCCTTTTATGAGTTCCATAATTGGTTTAGCAGATCCATAATAGGTTTTCCAGTCTGATTCTTTTACTACCACCTTAGTGGTTGACTTCCTGCCTGGTCCTGTTTGTTCCGCTAGTTCCTTTTTTGTTAGTTTTTTCTTTATATTGTGAAATAATGATTTCTTACCAATATAAGATTTACCTGTTGGTTTATGAGTTACTATGTAAATAAAACCAAAGGTGTTTTGAGGCATATCCTCAATTTTTTCTATAACTTTTTCGTTGTGTAACCACATATTATCTATCTATGTTTATAAGTATTGTTGTATCTGTTGTAGCAGAGGTTGGTAATGGTTGAGACAATTTCCCAACAGCTAATAAGTTTTGGTCTTCATCATATAATCCCACAGTTGTAACATAGGGAGAAAAATAAGATCCTGTTACAAAACCATAAGGTGTTCCATCTGTTGAGCCTGAAATGATTGAAGGATTTAGACTAAAATTATATTCGTTTTCTCTAATAGTACATTTATATTGAGTTTCATAAATGGTTAAAGATGAAGAAAAAGAACAAGTCACATTAGAAGAAGAAATAAAATTATTAATAAAGGGATCATAATCTATTCCATATAATGCGGTTCCATAAAGTCCACTTCCATATCTTCCACCTCCTGAAGGAGTATTATCTTCTGTTAGAATAACTAAACCATGAGAATAAATTATGTTTCCAACATAACCTCCATCTAATGAGAAATATAAGTTTCCATTTCCATCATCATATATACTACCTGATTCTGCTCTAAAATAAAAAGTTCCGGGTTGGATAGAGTTACCGTATAGTTTTGATGGTATTGATATTACTCCAATAATAGAATTAGAAGCTGTAGGGAAATATCTATAATAAGTTAAACTAGTTTGTAAATAGTTATCAAATCTTCCATTTGACCCTACTACTCCTACTAAAGCATCTCCTTCAGAATCAGCACCAGGAATTAAACTTGATGTATAAAGAGTATCTCCATAACTAGAACTTAAATAGTTAGAGTAATAAAGTTGCTTTGCTGATTGATATACTAATCGTTGGTATTGAGTAGAAACATATCCTGTAGTAGGATCTGAAGATGAGTTAAATGAACTTGTTACGTTTTTACCAAAAAATCTATCTATTCCAACATTAGAAGCTGTTAAAGCAGCCGCACCTTGAAAAGTAAATCCTTTATTTACCTCAAAAGGAGTGACAATAACGTCAGAAGATAAAAATTGTTTGTAAGCACCCATTCATTTTAAAAATCTAATTTAACACGAACTAAGGCTTCTTTAGTAAAGTCTTTAACTAAAGGTCTAGAAAGTTTAGCAACAGCTAATAATTCATTGTTGTCATTATATAAACCTACAGTAGTAATATATACTTGAGGACTATTAATAAACTCAGGATATAATACCTCACCTGTTGAACCTGAAATGAATGAAGGATTTTCTGAGTAGTTGAATTCTGAACTTCTAGGTCTTACAAAAATATAATCTGAGGTAATAGTTTCTTCAGAATTTAATTTAAAGGCACCTGATCCACTAATTGCTCTGAAAAGAGAAAAATTAGGAGATGTGTTTATAGTTCCTGTAGCAGGAGCTGAACCACTATAAAGAAATCCAATTCCACCAGAAGTACCAGTAGCTGATAATGCTTTAGGATTTAATAAAATAGTTCCAATATCAGGTAATAACCATCCATAAGAACCTGATGCTGATGTATATCCATTAATGTCTAAAGATGAATTTCTTACACCTGATGATCCTGAAATTAATTGGTATACTCTACCTGCTTCATTAAATATAGTTGAAGAAACATAAGCACTATTATCTGTTAAAGTAACAGATCCACTGCTTCCGGATATTGATAAAGTTAAAGAACCTAATAATATTTTTTCTTTATATCTCGCTCTATCAATTGATAAAGCAAAAAATTCAGAAGAAGTAATATTTCCAAATACAAAATCTATATTTTCATCTCCTAATACTAAGTTTTGATATTGTCCGTAAATGGTAGATGAAGGTGATTTACCATTAACTAAGTTATTGTAATTAGCACTTCCACTACCTGCTGAGTTACCATAAGCAATAGCAAATTCAGATGAGGCAGTATTTGAAGAAGTTACAAATACATTTAAGTAATAGTTTCCTGATGATCCTAAAGCTTGAACTGAAGAAGTAAAGAAGTTATTGAGGGTGGGTGAATTATTTGACCATAAGGTAGCTGAAATGGAATCAGCACTTATTACAAAATCATCGGCTTCTAATCTTTTAAATGACATAGTTTATATATTAGGATACTTTATTTATTTGTACAGGAATAGTAACTCTAGCTCCACTGTCTCTACCTTCAATAGTTAAAGTAGCATATAAAGTAGTTACTGATTGGAACAAAGTATTTATAGTTGTTGCTCTTAAACTTAATGAAGTACCTACTACAGTTTTAGATACATTAGTACCAATTGTAGTTGAAGTATTTAAAGCTTGGGCTTGAGGAGTGTTAATACCTACACCCTCAAATGTAGACATCAATCTAACATCTGAAATGGTAAAAGTATATCCACTTGATTCTACTGTATTTCCTCCAAAATAATTTAATGTTTGAGGGTCAATTACTTGGGTTTGACCTTGTTTTAAGTTAATAGAACCTACAGTAGCTAAAATAGGTAATTTAGCTGTACCGCGAGGCAAAGTAGTTAACTTATATTTCATGGTTTGAGTTTCTTGAGGAAATGCCTCTAATAAAGGCATGTTCTGAAGAGCTTCACCATAATATGCAGAACCAGAAGGGTGTGTTGGGTTATACAAAGTATAATCAATTTCATCATCAGCTAAAGAAAACTGAGTGATTCTAAATGAACCATCATTTTTAGCCAATAATTCTCTTCCTTTTGTTGTTAAGATAGCGTCTACAGTTACTATCGAATTATTTAAATATCCCATTTGTTGTCAAATATTTTGTTATAAATATATTATTTTTTTATTTTTATGATATAAGTCCTGCTTTTCTAGCTAACTCATATGGATCATATTTTGGATTAAAATTTTCAGGTATTAAGAATCCCGGGTCTCCATATGATGGATTATTTTTAATTAAAATAAAGGATTCATTAGGTACTCTACGCATTATTCTCATATTTTGTAGTAAGTTTGAAGATAAAGCAATATTTTGAGTAAAAGGATAATTACTAATAAAAGGAGATAACACTATACTAGAAGATATATTATTATTAGAGCCTGTTATTATGTTTGCTATTTGAAATAATCCTCCAGCATTAAAACTTCCATCTAAAGAAGCAGTATTTGTTACACTATATGAAGATGTAGTACCAAATCTTATAAAATCTCCATATTGAAGAGGTAAATAAGTATCAGTGTAATTAATTTTCCAATCTGGAGTATTATCATTTACATATTGTCCTGTGTTTTTATTAAAAAAACTTACTCCTTTATATCCAGAAAAATAAAAATATTCAATAATACCTATAGAAGATGAAGGATTTGATAATGAATATATCCAACTAGTAGAATTAGTCGCTAATGATCCACTATCATTTAAAGTATTTAAACTTGAAGAATTAAAATAAAGTTCAAATCCTTGACTGTTTCCAGAAAAAGTAGATGATAAAAGTGTTGGGTTTTGACTTCCTGTTGTTAATAATATCGTTTCATATAAAGCACCTCCTTCAACAATATCTACTTGTATAGAACTACTTCCTGCTGAATACACTGCCGGGAGAATACTTGCTTTGGTTCCTTGAACAAATGTGTTTTCAACAATAAATAAATTTCTATTATCTGTAGTTAAAGGAACAGCAATACCATCAACCCCAATTAGGTAAATACCATGTAAATTACCTCCTCCAGGGTATTGTGGGTTTGAGCCTCCAATCCAATCAAAATAGATAAAGTAATTAGAAAACTGGTCCATAGGATATCCAGGAGCTATACTAGAGGAAGCATAATACGATGATGAATTTAAATTACCTGTATTTTTACTTCCGTTATATCTAGGATTAACACTACGTTTTAAAGTATAATTTGATTCAGGAATAGCAAATCGTGTTCCACTTCCTGAAAGAATAGTTGATAAATTAACAGGGGTGTTTTGTGAGTTTGAATAATCAACGTCTATATAATATGGATTAGGTCTGTTCACTAATACATTATTTAATAATGGATCAGCGTCATAAGCATCTATTACATATTTGTATATATAAACATCTCTAACAGCACAAATACTAGTAGCATTACTTTTTAAGAATCCTAAAGGTTGGAATGGATTTTTGATTTCTATCAGATCAGTAGTAGCATCAGTTACTGCTGTTGAGTCTGTTGTAAAATATGTTTTTCCTAATCCATCTTTTAAAGATATAGAAGTACCACCTGGTGCTTGTATAGTGTAAGTAAATTGGATATAATAAGTTTGATCTAAATCAAAATCAAATCCAATAGCTCTTAAAGTGGTATTTGAAACATTTATATTTGAACCTACCTGCCAAGAACCTAATGTTGTTAAAGAAATAGGATAACCTAATTCTCCATCAGTAACAGTTAATTGTGAACCACTAAATATACCATTAAAGAATTCATCCTCAGTATTATGAACAAAAGATACAGGTCCT